GCGCAGCAACGCGTGAATTTTCGCAAGTTAGAGCAAGAGGGTATGCAGTTATGGCGAAACCGGGAACGAAACCTAAACCTACCGCGCTAAAGGTGTTAGAGGGCAATCCCGGCAAGCGGCCGTTGAATGAGAATGAGCCGAAACCAGAACCAAAGGCTCCAGTCTGTCCGAAGTGGTTGGATAACTATGCTCACAAAGTGTGGGAACGGTTGGCTCCGGTGCTTAAACAGATGGGATTATTGAGTTTTCGCAGAATTGAACAGTTGGGTAATTTTACCCACCGCAGAATAGATGCAAGGGGGTAGGGTTGATATGGGGATAGTGCGGAAGAATAAAAGGTTGTTTTATAAGAGGGATAGGGGCGATTACAGATATAGACCGAGTTCAAAAACGGGGCCGAAACCTACCCCGAAAAGGGCCGGATTCCGGGACCGGCTTGCGCGGATGGTTAGCCGGACGGTTCCCATTCCTGTTCCTAGCCAGCGTGCGGCGTGTGCGGCGGAGGCATTGCCACACTACGAGAGGGAGGCGAGGGAGAGGTTGATTGTAAGCACAGGTGGGGGTAAGCCTCGACCTCTGGAAAAAATTCCAGACGTGGAAACTGGTAACGCCCGCGATTTCGCCTCCCGTGATTTCGGCGTCAATCCGCATTACATCCAGGATGCCAAGAGGATTCGGGCGGAGAGGGGCCAGGCGTAAAACCGCTCAGAGAAATAATGCAGGATACGAACTGTTTCATATCGGACCGTCCTGACGCATTCAGGCGGCCGGAGCCGGATAAGCTGCCCGAAAATCATCTAGAGCAAGTTCGGGAGTTTGCTTTGCGGATAGGTATTCGATTTGTGAACAGTAAAGGTTCCCGGGGTTACCGACAGAGGATCCCGGCGGGAACTTTGGGATTGGGATTGTATGAACCGGATTCAGCGGAATCGGGTTTGACGATAGAGCCTCTCCAGGCGGGGGGGCGTAAAGTGAAGCGGGCAAGGTCCAGGCGGACGGCGGCCGCGTAGGTGAAGAAGTGAGGGCCAGGAATGTGTGTGTAAGTGTACGTGTGGTTGGGTATCATCCCTGGCCTTTTTGGGTAGTGAAGTGTGGAGGTTAGAAATTGAAAGTAGAAACAAACGAGGATTTTAAGGCTGAGCAGAATCGCGAGGTCCGGGGAATCCAAGATGAGATTGGCAAGCTGCTAAATCTTAATGCGGAGCTTCTGGAGAGCGGGGAGCTTACGAACGAAGATAGGAAAATTTATAATGAGCGGATTGAGAAGGCTAATACGCTATTGGACAAGGTGGACAATATGTCAGTTAGTCAACCACCCTACCTTCCGACCTCTGACCAAGATCCAGACTATTGGAGTGTGGGTGGAAGTGGCTCAGGCGGAGCATTCCGCAAGGCTCTAAAAGGTCAGTTGGAAGGCCGGGCATATAGAGATATGTTCGGACCTGCAACGGACGATTTCGGGTTCAAGAGCTTTGACGAATTTGCAACGCATGTTCGCTTAGGCAAGTTGGACGATCGGTTGCAGAGGACAATGGTCGAGGGCACACCGAGCGACGGCGGGTTTGCGGTCCCGACCGAATATGCCGCCGAAATTTTTGACGTATCGCTAGAAAGCGAAATCGTCAGACCGCGTGCGACTATCCATCCGATGTTGTCGAATGAGAAAGTAATTCCGGCCGTTGTTTTGGGCGATCATAGCGCGAACCTTTACGGCGGGGTTATTGGATACTGGACCGCTGAAAGCGGTTCGCTAACAGAAACGGAACCGGAATTTCGCTCGATGAAATTGACGGCTGAAAAATTGACGGTTTACGGCCGCAGCTCAAGCGAATGGCTTGACGATGCTGTTATGTCAGGCAAGACAGTCCAGCGGACGTTTTCCAACGGTCTAAACTGGTATATGGACCGTGCCTTTATAAAGGGCACGGGAGCCGGTCAACCGTTGGGCATTCTGAACGCACCTTGTTTAATCGCGGTTTCAAAAGAGGTAGGACAAACGGCCGGGACGGTAGTTTACCAAAATCTGTCGAACATGATTGCCCGGCTGCATCCGGCATGTTTCGCAAGATCGGTTTGGGTTGCTCATCCAGGTTTGATTCCGAGCTTGCTCGAATTGGAAGTCGGAAGTGGCGGAACGCACGTTCCGGTCATGAAAGATACGGGCGGAGCCTTTTCGATCCTGACGCGGCCGGTGATATTCAGCGAAAAAATGGAAACCGCCGGCAGCCAGGGCGATATTGTCCTGGCCGATTTCAGTCAGTATGCGGTCGGAATCCGCAAGGAACTGCGCCTGGAGAGTTCGATTCATGTCCATTTTGCAACGGACGAAGTGGCTCACAGATGTATCGCTCGCGTAGACGGGCAGCCGCTTTGGGACGAAGCTCTCACATTGGAGGATGGTTCAACGACTGTCGGGCCGTTTGTTACTTTGGAAGAAAGGGCATAGGGGGTTTACGGTATGAATAATTTCAAGGAATCGCATCATATCCCCATGATCGTAACTTCCAGTGAGCAGGCAGCCGGTGAGGATATGTTCAACGGGAATATCACGAGTGATATTTTCAATATGAGCAGTTGGCGCGAGGCGTATTTAATCGTTAAGAAGCTCGACGGAGCTGTAGGCACAGCGACGGTTACTTGTGAGAGCTGCGACGATACAACGCCGACCACCAATACAGCGGTAGCATTTGAATACCGCAAACAGACAACTCCCGATACGGTTACGGCCTGGACTGCGGTTGCCTCTACGGGGCAGACTATTGCAGCCGGAGCAAACGAAATATGGGAGTTTCGCATAACGTCAGAGGGCTTGTCGGGAACGGATAAGTATTGCCGATGGATTTTGACGGAGGACGATAGCACGGCCGTTGATGGCACTGTGTTTTGTCTTTTGACGAATCCGCGCTATGCGAAGGATATTCCCGACACCGTTTTGACGTAACTTTAGAGGGCATATCGCGCGCCTTTTCGCCTCCCGTCAAGGCGTGCGTGCGCCGATAGATGCAACAAAGCCGGGGGCGCTTCTTTTTTGGCTTCTCTTTACTGGCGTCTCCGGCAAGAGTTGCGGACACAGGTTCCATCATCCCAAACGGGGCGCTCCGTCGCGCCTTGCCACGGGGCGTCCCCGACAAAGTGGGGAGTATTTAAAATGGGATTATTTGGAGGTTCACTAGGATCGCTTTTCGTTAAGTTGGGTGCGGATACTTCGGGATTTCGAAAGAATCTAAAGACCGCTGAGGGCGATTTGAGAAAGACGACTAACAGGATGAATGCCTTTGCCAGTACGATGAAGGTTGCCATTCCCGGTGCGGCCCTGGCAGCCGGTACGGCATACGTGGCATTGATAAAGAAGACGGCTGCATGGGGCGATAAACTTGCCAAGACAGCAAAGCAGTTGGGCGTTACAACTGAGTTTTTATCGGAAATGGAGTTCGCTGCCGATCGCAGCGGTGCGTCTCTTGCCGATTTGAATAACGGTATCAGGCGGTTGTCAAAGGCCGCTGCCGATGCTAACGACGGCATGGCAACTTATAAGCGGGCGTTCGACAGGCTAGGTATATCCGTCGTGGATACTAACGGCCGATTGAAAAGTACGGAAAGTCTATTTATGGAAGTTGCCGAGGCCATGTCGAAGCTCGAAAACTCTACTCTCAAAGTAGCAACGGCACAGGATCTTCTAGGACGTGGCGGAGCGAAACTTATTCCGCTCTTGGACCAGGGAGCAGCCGGTATTAAGAAGCTGCGCGAACGTGCCGAGCAGCTCGGCACTTCACTGGACCAGGAAACAGCTCAAAACCTGGAGGACTTCGCCGATGCACTCAATGATTTAAATTATGCGTTTAAAGGGTTGGGCGTTAAATCAACGCCAGTCCTGAAAGACTTAACTGCTGCGCTTAACTTTCTAACTACTCCACCGGATAACGGCTGGAAAGAGATTTTTACAAAGATAGGGACAGCGTTCACAAAATATGCCGGGCTTATGCAAGGCTCGCCGATGTTGATGCAGGTTTATAAAAAGATGTCCGAGGCCCGGCGCCAGTATATTGAGGATATGCGGCGGAATCCATTGCGCGACGATTTAGGCGGCGCTGAGGATATTGAATCGTACCTAGCGAGAGATTGGGGCAAGCAAAATCAGATTGAGACACTCCGGGAACTGGCGGGCGTGTACGGTGAGCTTAACGACGGCACGATAAAGCTGATAGAATCAAATCGGCAGTTCGACGATTCACTCCGGTTGTCCTATGGCACGGTTACAGATTTCAAAAAGGAACTGACGATATTCACCGACGAGGGTATAGAGAATTTCATGCGGCTATCGAACCGCGCCAGGTATTTCGCAGATAATTCTACCAATGCTTTTATGGATTTCTATGACAACTTGCGTGCCGGTGAGAGTGTCCTGGAATCATTCGGAGTAGTATTCAGAAGAATGGCGGAACAGATCATCGCCGATATGCTACGAATGCAAATGTACAGGGGCTTTATGAGCCTGTTCGGGCTTGGTAGCGCTTTAACTGGCGGTGTCGGGGGGATCATCGGCGGCGGTAACGCAATCAGGCAAGGGGCCAACCGGCGAAGAAGTCCTTAAAGTTATCATCCGCGATACCATGAAAGCGGAACACCTGTCCGGTCGAATGCGAAATGTTATGGGGCCGGTCTATGGCCTGAATTATAGCGGGGGGTTGAGGCGATAATACCTCTTGACATCTTTCGCCGGGTTTGTATACTGCCCTTAACAGAGGTTAAATTGTGCCAGAGAAAGATTGTAATACTATTGAGAGGACAAGGGTATTGTCTCACCGTTTGCACGGTTTGACCTCTGTTACCTGAGTCCTCTCGTTGCGTATAGGGGGGCAATCATGACCTTTACTACGGATAATGCCGTAATCGGTCGAAATATCCGCAAGTTTCGTGAATCGCGCGGATTGACAATTACAGAGCTTGCTAAGAAAATTGGGCGAGAGCGGCATGCGGTTTCAAGGTGGGAGCGGGGTAAAGGCAGAATGATGATGGGCGACTTCGGGAGGATGGCAGAGGTTACGGGAATCAGCCCGGACGAATTAAATGATATTTTTACAGAGGGCACAAGCCTATAGCAGACCGCCTGCCCCGGCTCTGCTCCCGGGGCAGGGATACCCTTTCAAATCGCTCTGGTTTGCAATAACGCGGTCAAGGGTAACCGCGCTACAGATAAAAACGCCGAAAGGGTATCAGAGTATGGCTAGAGTAGCGTTTGCGATTTACTTGGCAGTTTTAGGGGCACAGAGGGCATTAGATTTTTGTTTTTGGGCGTACCCTGGGGGGCACGTAAAATTTCATACAGGCACGAACGGGGCCAAAGAGGTATCAGAGGTCGATTAAATGATATTTTCTCAAAAAATGGCCGTTGTAGGGGGGTATAGATTTGAATTTAAACTGCGCTCTGGAGTGCGCGTAGAATTTCATACATGGGCTTTTATAGCTTTCGAGGGGTACAGGTCGGGGTCGAGGATGATTTTGATAACTTGTCGCGGGAGGGGATCGGTTAATACTGCGCGGCCATTTAAGGGGCGTATAGGCCGGAAAAACTGTTTCTAGTGCTAGGGGTCGATGAATTGAGCTAGTATTTTCCTTGACGTGCATCCGGCCGGGGTGGTAGGATCAAAATACTAGGAATTTTGCTTTAAGCGAGAGGAGCCTAGAAAAGGGAAGGCCCGCCTTCTGCTAGAAAGACGGGCAAAAACAAAACAAGCGGCTTGGCAAACCTCTGCTAGGATACCACCCACCCGATCCGATGTCAAGAAAAAAACGCAGGGTTTGCCGAGAAAGATGGGAGGCTAAGGTGATGTGATGGAAGACGAACGGCAACTTTTGACCCTGCACGAAGTTTCAAAAATCCTATTTTGTTCAGTTCTTACAATCCGTCGACTAATCGCGGCGGGCAAATTGCCTATTGTGTGGTCCGAGGATCGCTCCAGATACTACGTTGATTTTGAGGATCTGGAGAGATTTAAAGAGGTCGAGAGACACGGGGTTAATAAGTATCGGCGAGACAATAAGCATTCCGCAGAGCTAACAGCACCGCCGGAAAAGCTAATTCCTCTCATTGAGGCCGAGCGCGAAAAGATACGGCCGCCGCTGCCGGATGTACGCAAAGCGGATACCACCAAACGTATCCCATTGGGCGGGTACAGTGTATGGAAAAGCAAGGGAAAGCCGCCAAAACCGCACGTTTCAGGCACATTCGACTATATGAGCCTCAGCGATGTCCTTATGGCGGGTAAGTACAATCGGCACTTGCGAGAGGATAGACGGCTCCGGGGGTACAAGGGCGAAGTGTCAGGATTTGAACCTGAGCCCGTTGAAATCCCAAGAGAGCCGGTCGAGGAACTTATAATGAAAGGCGCGGGTATAGCCGATGACGCCGCTTTCTGCGGCGGGTTTGATTATAACTTTGGCATAGATACAAGGCCGCCCGCAAGCTGTCTTTCTAAAGTTGAACGCGGCCGCGTTGTGGAAATGATATTTGAGGGCAGGCGGGCATCGGGAATAACGGCCATTCTGGGGTTAGAACGCAACGGGGTAAAGCAAATCAAGTTGATTACGGACATTAAAAGACTAATCGCCCGCACAAACTCCGAAATGTACTTACACCGCAAACTAACCTCTAATCAGCACGCGGTCTGTGCGTATATCCTGAAAGGGAAGGATACGAAATATATATTACGGAATACCGGATTATCAAGACGCGGCTTATTCATTGTGCGACAGGCGCTTATGAAAAAGTTTAAAATAGTCTTAGATAATTACTTCGAAAGGGTATCACGCAAAAAGTGAGTTATCTTGAATAGTATCATAAAGATACGCCGTTTTTGTCCGATGATGTTATATTCTATAGGTGAGAGAGGGATTTTTTTTAGAAGAAAGGCGGATTGATATGGGAAACGAAATCAGAATGAAATGGGAACCTGCGCAGTATTTCTTGGACTGGTATTGCGCGAGGTACGGAATCCAGCCTGAAACGTTCCTGGAGCTTCTATTGATCGACCTCATGTCGAGGTCAGAAGTTCAGGAATATTTTGAGGACGAAATGATCGAGCCTGTTCCATTTGTTTACTTCGATGAGATCCGGGAATCTGGCCTGGACAGCGATCCTAAGCAATTTCTAAGCACCGGGCGGCGGCTCTATGAAAGTTTGGTTATGTTCTATGTCTCGCAGGTCGGGGAACCGGAAGAAATCACGGAGGACAAACCTGTGAACGAGACATCTGACATTCCCGGCTGGAACGAGTATCGTCGTCGGAAGCAAGCGGCGATAGATGCCGAGCGGGGCCGTCAGGCCGGTATGGACGAGCGGACAGAGCTGCGAGCTTGGGCGGTCGAGCAGGGGTATCTAACGGCGGAGCAGGCCAGGGGTATAGGCCCGGCGTTCGCGGAGGCTATCAAACAATTCCAGAGCGGTGAAACGGACGAGGCGCTATTTAAAAGGCGGATTGCGGGATTTCTTGAACGGAACGGGGGGCAAAAATGAGTGCGGGCAAGTATACCTTTTTCCGATGGACACCGGGGGATTTTACAAACTCCGATGCATTCTACGACCTGAGCCTTTTGGAGAAGGGGTTGCTATTCAATCTTCTCATGGAGTATTGGGAAAGCGGCGGTGAACTTCAAATGGATGCGGCGCGTCTTGCGCGGCGGTGTAGCTGCGAGGCGCACCAGGTAACCGCGAGCATGGAAAAGCTAGGACATTGGTTCAGGATTAAAGACGGGAAGCTAAAATGCAGGTTTTTAGACGCCGAATTCAAAAGATGCACCGAATTATCAAAGGAAAAATCAAAAGCCGGGAAGCAGGGCGGGAGAGGGAAGAAAAAGGAAACGGGCAAACCCGATGAAGGGGAAGAAGATAAAAGCACTAGCTTTCTAGGTGGTAAAGCAGATGAAAAGCATGAGCTTTCGGACGGTAAAGCAGGTGTAAAGCTAAAGAAAGACGAGAGAGACGAGAAAGACAAGAGAGATAGATTCGAGGTCGATACTAAAGGACATGAAAGTGGTAGAGCTTCTCCGGGTCAGCCTTCCGACATCGAAGATAAACATCAGGGGAATTTTAAAAGCCGGAACGGTCGGGTAAGGCGTAAGACGATGGATAAACCTCTAGACACATTCGAGGCTGAAGCACAGATTATGGCCCTACAGGGCAAATTAAGCAGGCTCCAGGTCAAGGTTACGGACGATGATTTAAAGACGTTACACAAGTATATACCAATAGCTTATCCCGCCGATGTTACTAACGCATTCGAGGCGCTAGAGACTAAGACGATAAGCAGAGAAAATATCAGAAATCCAATGGGGTATTTCACTGAATGTTTACTCTACGCATAGCCAGAACGGCGGGGATTCCGGAGCCGGACAGGTTGATTAAGGGTTACGATATGAATATACCTATGCTCCTAGAAAATTTTGTAACCGTAAGGGGGATAGGGGGTTAGAAACTTTTAAACGGTGAATCAGAAACCGAACGCGCAGCAACGCGTGAATTTTCGCAAGTTAGAGCAAGAGGGTATGCAGTTATGGCGAAACCGGGAACGAAACCTAAACCTACCGCGCTAAAGGTGTTAGAGGGCAATCCCGGCAAGCGGCCGTTGAATGAGAAT